AACAAAGGCTTTACGCAAGGTCTTGTTGTTGGGCTTCCAAAAATAACCGCATATCACGACGCTCAGTTTAAAGCCAAACAGAAAAGAAAAGATGACGTTAGTGCATTAGCTGTAGGAGAATTTATTAAAGATGAAGGGTTAGATAGAGATTTAGAAAAAAACAGACAAGCAGAGTTAGCAAAAACAGATTCTTATTTGCTTCTTGGCAGTAATGATGATTGGTCAAATGCGGGTTACGATAAAATAACCGCTACCTCTAGTCCCAAATATCTTAGCGCTCGGCAAGCTAAAGCTTTAAGCGAAGCCGGAGTAAATGTTGTTGCTATAGATGATATCTCTAAAGATTTAGTTAGTTTAATATCTCCCGCAGGACCTGCGCCTGATCCAGCAAACTATACAAATATAACTACCACTCCTTTTGATAAGGAGTTTGGCATAGCTACACCAATTTATTCTTTGAAGGGAAAAGCTCCTGGCATAAAAGGCTACATAGAGGATCCTGAAGTATTAGTGCTTGGAAAAGCTTATGGACAAGCTGCTTTAGATGTGCAGGGGTTAAAAGATATTGTTGATGAAATTGCTGACTTTGATCAAAACAATTTAACCGGTTTTAAGAGCGTTTTAAATAAAGCAGCAACAGCAGCCAGTGGTGTTCTTAATGCATCACCAGGGTTAAAGAAAGAAATAAATGGGTATCTTAAAAGTGTTAGGGCAGGGCAACTTAACGATATATCTAATGTTGACACTAAAAAAAGAATGCTTGCTGCCGCAATAGCCCCCATATTGTTAGGTGAAAGTGGTAAAACTATTTCCGATCAAGACAGAGACCGTGTAGCACTAATTATTGGCTTGGGGGCAGAAAATGCAGACGGGTTAAGAGCGCTTGGTGGGGATAAGCTATTTAATCAATTAGCCAATACGGAAGACAAACTTAAGCAAACTCTAGATGTTTTAAATGAGTCGTTAAAAAGACGGAGCAAGGCAATAAATGCAACTATGACTTCAGAACTTACTAGACACGGTAGATCTTGGAAAGATGCCGGGTTAACAGATCCTAATCCTGAAGCTGGTTTTGAGTTTGATGCTACAAAGGATTTGTAAATGGCCGTTGTAAATATAAAAACATTTCAAGGAATTAAGCCTATTAAAATTGCTGGGGATGCGCCCACCGCTGAAGAAATAAAAAGAATAAATCAAGCGTTTCCCAAGTTAAACGATTCTGTTGACGAAACACCAACACAAGATTCACTTGCTGTTTCTCAAGTTGACCCTCAAGTTGCTGCACCAGAAATAACTCAAGAGATAGAAGATAAATCTTTTAGGTACGCTCTTGGTCGAATGGATAACGACGAAGAAAAAATGAACCTGTTGACCCAGAAACTTGGACCAGGGACATTTGAAAGAACGGCTGAGGATACTTTTGTTATTGATGCCGCAAAAGTAAATCCAAGCGTGAGAATGGAATTAGGGCTCCCGGACCAAGGACTAGTGTACGCAGATAGACCGGGTTTTACCGACAGAGATTTATTTGATTTTGCTGGAGAAGCAGGAACACCTTTGTTAGGAGCTATTGGCGCGGGTGTTGCTCTATCTTCTGCTCCCATTTTAGTTGCGATGGCAGGAGTTGGTGCAACCGCAGCCGCATTTTCTGCTGGAGATGAAGCTATAGATTATCTTCAAGGGCTTAACAAACAGTCTCTTGGCGATGTTATGGCTAAAATTGCAAAAGAAGGAGTTATTAACGCTCTTGGAGAGGGAGCCGGAAGAGCCATTGTTGGTGGTGCTGCTAGGCTAATTAAAGGTCCTGGACCCAAGTACAGTCAGGCTAGAGCAGAAGAAATTTCTACCGCAATTAAAGAAGGTCGAGAAACTGATACAGGGTTACAGGCTATTAAAAATGTACTGTACCCTTCTCCAGAAAAAGTAGGTAAACAAATAGCCCAAGAAGAAGCATTGGCTGACATGAGAGGGTTAATTGCTGCCGGAGCTAGTCCTACAATAACTACTTCAACAGGCAAATCTATTCTTGGAACAGGGCAATCATTGTCAGAAAGTGTAATGCCCCCTACGTATCCTGGAGCAAGAAACTCTCAGTTTATTCGTGGGGTATTAGATGACATAGGCGCAGGAAAAATTACAACGGAAGAGGGTAAGTTATTAATTGATACGGAGGCTAAAGCTTTAGCAAAAAATTTAGACGATCAATTATCTGACCCAGAAGAGGCTTTTAAGGTCGCTAGAAGAAATTTAGATGACGTAATAACAAAACAGTTAGACCAATTGCAAAAAAGATTTAACCCTGTAAAAGGACTGCCGACGGAATTTTCTGATGGGCTTCAAACTTCTGCGGCTTTGTTTCAAGCAAGTTCAAACGCTTTGTATAAAAATGCAGGAGATCTTTTACAAGGAACCGGAACAAAGTTTAATTTAACGCCTGTTGTAGATCAAATTAAAGTTCTTGAGGACAGTTTTACTAGTTTAGGTATTCCTGTAAAAGAAAGCTCTATATTTAACGCAATTAAAAAACTTCAAGCAGAGGGTGGCGCTGACATATCGACTTTACAAAATTTAAAGTCTGTTCTTACAGTAGCCTCAAAAGACCCAGAAGTAGTGGCTAATTTTGGAGCTGGCGAAGTTGGTAAAGTAATAAAATCGTTAGGCGGGGTTATAGATGGTAAGTTTGACGAAACTCAACGGATAATTAGTCAGGGCGGTAAAATAGTACCTGATTACAACAGTCCTGTAAGAGGGTCTATAGCAATGACCGAATCTGGGTCAAATATCACCCTTGATATGGTGGAAAAAGGCTTGTTTACAAAAGCAGATTATGATGCTCAGTTTTACGAAAAATTTATTCCTGCGGCTCCAGCAGAATTAACTAACTTAAAAGAAGGTCTTCGTTTGTGGAAAGAAGCAAATCTTTTTTACGCTGAGGGACAAGAAAAGTTTAATAACGTAGCTGTAAACGCAATTTTAAAAAACGCTAGAGCTAAAACAGGGGGAAGAAACCTGTCTGACCTTGACGTTTTAATAAAAGACGGGGATGTTAAAAATCTACAAATTTATTTAGACGCGGTTACACCAACAGTGGGTAACGCAGCAAGGCTAACAGAACCGGGAGCAGACGCTACCATACTACAAGCAAAAGCATTGTTTGAAGAAGGGGACGTTATTGCTGGAAATGCATTGTTAAAAGAAGCTGGGTTAGATAATACAACAGGAATACTTCCGGATTTTGTTCAGGGCATGTCAAAAGAAGATGGCTACTGGCAAACGATGGTCAAACCGTATTTAGATGGTTTAGACACTTTGGTAGTTCAAGCTAGGTCAGGAGCTAACCCCGGAGATTTAAGGACGGCTATTCGCACAGACGTAGCTAGTCAATGGTTAAAAAACGCTATTCGAGAATCTACAGTAGGTCCGGTCAATAGAACTACCATTGACGCAATTGCTTTAAATAATTCTTTTAAGGGATTAGGAAAAGAAGTTCAAGACACCCTCTTTGGTAATGAAACTGCTAATATTTTAAGAGAGTCTCTTAGTGATACATATCTTCTTAGCGCAAAAAACGCAGATGATTTTGCTAGGCAAATTGATTCGATAGGCGATGTTGGACTTAAAGCACAAGCTAATGCGGTCAAACAATCTATTGATGAAGCCGCTGAAGCAAGTCAAACAGCGGTTGCAAGAGCTTTATCTACTGGGCAAATAGATTCTGCTGATGACCTTGTGCAAGCGGTATTAAAAGATCCTAAAAGCTACGATCAATTAGTAAAAACATTTGGTAGGGATGAGTTAATTAAAGAAGGCGGATTAAAAGATGCTACGTTGTTAGGCATTTTGAAAGGCGCTAATTTTGATGATTTATTTACTGCCGCAGGTCAAGACGCTATTCAAAAAGGTGAGTGGGGTAAAAATTTCGTTAAAGTTTTAGAGCAACAAAATAAAAATGGTGTTCTTGAAAAAATGTTGGGTAAGGAAACTTTTAAAAATTTAGAAAAATTAGCTCAAGATTCTATTAAAGTTTCTAATGTAGACCGCCCAGGCGTTGCTTTTGCAGGAGCAACAGCAAGACTTGCTGGAGGTGGCGCAATACTTGCCGCAGTTCTTGGTCATTTTGGCGCTGCTCTTACAGCAGGTGCTGGTTTAGCGGGTTCTGCTGTTGGCGCAAGACTTTTTAGAAACCCTACGTTTTTAAAAATCCTTACATCCCCCCAAATGAGAGAGCAGCTTTACAGCAAAGCAATTGCTGATGGGATAGTTCCGGCAAAATATTCTCAAAAAAATGCAGGGAAAGCTTTTTATAATCAAGTTAATGTTTACTGGACAAACAAGATTATTGATAGTTTTACAAGAGAAGGGCTACGGATTACCGGAACAACCGCTGTTGGTCAAGACAGAGAAAGTCCACAAGGGATGATGTTACGAGAAGCATCAAAAGGTCAAAGGCTTCCTTCTGGTATTTCTTTAGATGAACTTCGAGATAAAATATCGGTAGATCCGGATATGTTAAAACAACCTGAAACAGATTTTCGTTTGGACCCACTTCCTCTTGCCAGACCACTATCCATGAACGCAAGTGATGTTGAACGAGAACGAGCTCGAATGGGCATAGCAGGACTAATCTCTTGAACACAGAGCAGTTAAAAGAAGAAATTAAAAACGACGAAGGCTGTGTCTACGCTATTTACCTAGACCATTTAGGCAAGAAAACCTTTGGCGTTGGTCATTTGGTCACGGAAAACGACCCAGAGTACTTGCTCCAGGTAGGCGATGTGATAGACGATGACCGGGTAGACAGTTGTTTTGCAACAGATATTGAGATAACCGTGGACGAATGCCTGGCGTTATACGATGACTTCTTTGATTTACCGGAAGAGGTACAGCTAATCATTGCTAACATGATGTTTAATTTAGGGCGAACCAACCTGTCTAAGTTTAAAGATATGCGTAGGGCCGTGGACCAAGGAGATTGGAACGCAGCAGCAGATGCAATGATTGATTCCAAGTGGTATATGCAAGTAACTAACCGAGCCCAGAGATTGGTTGATAGAATGCGACAAGTGGGAGAATGACATGACTACAACGAAAAAAGTGGTTAAGAAAAAGACTTCTAAGAAGTTAGCTGATGACAGTAAGTATGCTGAGTTTGACCTTGATGGTGATGGCATTGTCTCTGACGAAGAGATCCAACGGTCACAAGAGTTGATGGAGTTAGAGCTTCGAGAAGAAAAAGCTGACGCACAACAGAAAATGGCGTGGATAGCCATGGGTTCTATGCTGGTGTTTAGCTTGATTTTGTTTAGCCCTATAGTATCTGAGTCAAGAGTATCGGCGCTGGCTGATTTACTTGGGCTGTTTTACATTGCACAAGCCGGCGTGGTAGGTGCATACATGGGAACATCTGCTTGGATGAGTAAAAAATAATGGCAAAGCCTTTTGTTTATAAGTGCGAGCTAGACCGAGTTGTCGATGGCGATACGGTAGACGTTAACTTAGATCTGGGGTTTAAAATTATTTTAGCTAAACAAAGGGTTCGTCTTGTAGGGATAGATACCCCTGAATCACGGACCAGGGACCTTGCTGAAAAGAAATTGGGTTTACAAGCCAAAGACTTACTCACAGAACTTTGTTGCGATGGTTTTGTGCTGGAGTCTCAAGGACGCGGTAAGTACGGTCGTATTCTTGGCGTGTTGTGGGACTTTGATGGCAACAGTATTAACCAGAAGTTAATTGAAGCTGGGTTAGCTGTTGAGTATTGGGGTGGAACTAAAGTAAAAGTATGGGGCGATTATTAACGTCGCTATGCTGTTCGTTTCCTAACTGTTTTTCTTTTAACAGATGCAACTCTTCTAGGCTTGCCAGGCGGCTGCCCTAATCGTTTTTTCTGAGCGACTCTAGACTTCTTCTCTGATGAAGTAAGTTCTTTAGACGTTTTAGGTGTCTTCTTAGAAACACGCTTGCTTGGTCTGCAATAAGGCGTTCCTCTTTTCTCACCTTTCTTTCTTCCGCAAGGCTTACCTGTTCTTACGTCAACCCATTCTTCCTTAAACCAGCGTTTAAGGTCAGCGCCTTTTTTTGTTTTGCGAACAGCCATCAGTATATCTTAACTTCTCGTCCACCGTGCTTAGACAGCACCGCGCCACACCCGTTGGTCTTAACAGATATTCCGCCTTCTGCACGTTTTGTTTTGTTGCCCCAGTTACTGGCTCCAACTTTTCTGCATTTAGCGATAGCGCCGCTTGCATACGCTGAGGGGAAAACTTTGTATCGAGCTTTAACTTTTCTATAACATGCGTCTTTAGTAGCCATTAGTAACACTTCCACCTTCTTCGAGCTTGTCTTATCCTAGAATTAGGATCGTTTCTTGTTTTAGCTGAACTTCGTTTTAACTGACCTAAGGACCTAGCGCAGTATGACTTACGACGTTTAGCAGCTTTGCTACCCGCTTTTACTTTCCCGGTAACCGCTGTCTTTAGCTTACTGCCAGGGTTTTTCCGGCGGTAAGCTTTAACGCCTTTCTCTGTCATTCCCGCCCCAGATTTAGTGGGGCGGTAATTAGCGCCTTTTCCTTTAGTAGTCTTACGGATAGGCTTTTCTTTTTTCCTAGCCATTTAGAAGATTCTAGCGGCCCCGCCCTTAGCGTAGCCTTTCTTATTTAGTACAGAGCCACCGCCTTTGCGCTTCATTGCACCGCCTTTTGAGTAGCCCTTCTTTTTCATTGCAGAGCCACCGCCAGCCATTTTACCCATACCGTCACCAACAAATGTTGGCTTACCAGTGTCAGGATTCATGGGCATTCCGCCCTTAGCGTAGCCTTTCTTATTCATCCCGCCCTTAGCGTAGCCTTTCTTATTCATCCCGCCCTTCGAGTAACCCTTCTTCTTCATCATTGTCATCTTCTCCTGCATACAAGTTGTTAAATGTTATCTCTGGACTCATATAGCTGTCATCACATTCCGCGCTATGCGCCCATTGACTTGGTTTAAAGTCAGGTGGTCCGTCACCTGTTTCCCATAATGCAGGGCTTGTTGCTCTTACCCTGTTGTTTGGCAATGCCACGATGTTACCAGTGTACCTTCCAGCGTCTGTCAACTCAATAACATGACTCTGTTTGTGCTGCGCCGGGTCATCCGCAATATCGCTCTCAGTATACTCAACGGTAAACATATACCGTCCTGTATGAAATTCACCATCTATCTTACACAACCATGGGCTAGATGACACCCTTTCTAGGCGAAAAACCGCATGGTGGTGGGAGCTACAGTCCCAGGGCTGTGCTAAAGGCACAGGCATTTGCTCAGGCCATTGTTCCAACGGCGTGTCAGCAACAAGTGCGGTTATCGGCATACGAGCCCACATCGCCCCTCCATGGACGTTCTGCGAATCATCTAGATCGCTTTCCGCCCCGGTAAATACTAAATGAAAGCTTAAACATCTATCAGGGATAGTTGCTACAGCAATCGCCATGGCATGGATAAATTCACCATGATATTGATCGTGGTTGTGTGTAAATTCTCTTCTGACCCAGCACTTAAAGTGCGGAATGTTGCTCATTACATATGACATTACTTGGCTAACCCCCAGTTTTCTGATAATCCGTAGTCTACTTTTGATGGTATTTGCATCTCAGGCACACAATTCTCCATGATATCCACTATCTCCTTAACACTTGGTTCATTCTCAATAGAAAAACACAGCTCGTCATGCACTGTCAGCATGGGCGTGTACCCAGCCTCATAGCATTGGAGCATGGCAACTTTAGTTTGGTCTGCGCTACAGGCTTGTATCAACCTGTTTAGTGCTTTAAATGTAAACGCAACGCGGTATCGTCCAGGGTCGAGCGTCCCCCATTTGTCTGGGCGCTCTTCCATGGGTGTATCTAAGATTTCTTGCCACTGCTCTTCGAGCTTTTCAAAGTGGATGGGCTTGTTTAATTTGCTATAGGAGCGCTGTTCTCGCATCGGAAACCGGCACTTGCGCCCCATCATTGTTCTGATCTGAGCCTTCTGCGATGCCGCGCGCATGACTGCCGAGGCTAAGTCTCTGATAAAAGGCACTTTATCGTCGTAGTCTTTACGCAATGCCTTGGCTTCTTCAAACGGTATGTCACCTAATACGGATGCAAGTTTACCAAGTCCCATGCCGTACATAATTCCCAGATTAATTGTTTTAGCGTGGGACCGCTCTACCCCAGCTAAGTCAGCTATCATCTGGTGAAAGTCTAAGTCTTGCTTTTGGTACTGAGTCACGATCTCTTTTACCTTTGGATGGTCGCGAGTGTCTGGTGTGAGCGCAGCAAAGTGCATCAACCACCGTGGTTCTTGGGCGCTGTAATCAAAACTGCCCCACTGGCAACCTTCTTCCGGTAAGAATAGACCACGAATCATGGTCTTTATCTCCGGATGCCGTGCAGGAACCTGCTGTAGATTAGGGTGCGATGAGCTGAATCGCCCAGACACTGTACCGCCTTCATCGTTCCGCAGTTGATTAAACTGACAATGTATCCGCCCATCGTGTTGATGGCTTAAAATTGTATCAATAAACGTAGTGTTAGCCTTGTTGTACTCTCGTATCTCCAGTATCTTCTTAGCGATAGGATGCTCGTGAGTCTTTAAAAAGTGCTTGGTGAAACTTGGCGCACCGCTTTTCTCTGTTCTCTCGTAGGTCAACTTTAAACTGTCGAATGCTTTTGACAGACTGATCGCGTTCCATGGCTCAATGTCCACGCCAGTTTCTTTCTTAACTTCCCTGAGCAATTTGTTCTCTCTTGCCTGGAGGTCTTTCTTAGTCTTCTCAGCCTTCTCTAAATCCACCCGTATGCCCTTACGACGCATTTCAAAGATAATGGGCAGTAATGATGTCTCTAGCTCTAGTATTTGCTCACAGTCCTCCTCTATGAGCCTTGGATGCAGTACCTTCCATAGCTTTAGAGTCAAATCAGCATCTTTCTCGGCATATGACGCTACCCTAGCCGCCGGAAGTTTCCACATTTCAGCCTTTGCATCGACGCCATGTTGGTTTGCTGCTCTTCTTAAATCGTCTTCTTGCTTACGTTCGCCCAAATAAGTGACGCCAAGTGCGTTCAAACTGTAGCTAAACCGGTTCTCATCCAGCAATGGTGCAGCAATCATGGTATCGAGCACTTTGCCCTTGACCTCAATGCCTTCTGACATCAGCCAGCCTAGATCGTATTGTGCATTATGAAAAACCACGGACATGCCGTGGTTCAACTGGTCCTGCATCCACTTCAGGACGGTCTTCTTTGCTAGATTACCGCCCCCTTCGTGGGCGATGGGCAGATAAGCCTTCCATCCTTCTGCGGCAACTGCAATGCCAATAAGGTTTCCGTCTTGTCTAGCCCACCCTGGACCACGACTGATTAAATTTGGATCTCTGGTTTCTGTGTCTATTGCGATAAGTTTCTCGCCAGAAAGGTCCGGCAACTCTGCCGGCGGAGTCCACGTTACTTCATTAAATAAATCTTCTTGCATAATTAAAGCGAGTAGTAAGCATCAGTGACCGGCTCCATAATATGTAAACTGTTCTTAGTCCTAGTCACTGCAACGTAATATACTCGATGCTCCATGTTTGGGTTTCTTTGATACTGCTTGTAAGCAGCATGAGATAGATCTGGGATGACAAGTATATTGTCGCATTCACCGCCCTTCATTCCATGAATGGTATTGATTTTGATGCGTGGGTTTTTGATGTTATCCCCGCGCTTCAAGGCGTTTAAGATATAGTTCTTTGTGTCCGGGTCGATTTTATCGAGCGCCTGATGCCACCGCATATTACGCTTGGCAAGTAAACCATAGGATTGTTCTGCTTGGCTCATGGTTATAAAAGTCTCTGGGTCAATGCCCAGCAATGCCTTGGACCTTGGACCATAGCCCCTGGTAAAGCCAACATTGACTGACATCAATGTGTAGATATTCCGCAGTTGTTGGCCGCCTATCTGACCGTTCTTGCACCATTGTTCCCAATCAAGAATCGCTTCATAGGTCTTGGCTTGGATGCTTGGGTGACCATTGCGACTGAACACCCACCCCTCATCCATTAATGCGTTGGCGTAATGGCTTGCTATTCTGTTGGTTCGAGCCATGATGCACCACTCGCCCTCAGCTATAGGTACGTCATACAAGTCTTGGTGGTATCGCACAATCCCTTCTTCTTCCTTGGGTTGCCACTTCTTAGGCTGGCGCCCCTCAATCCGTGACACAATTTTCTGTGCTTCTTGCCACGGTTCAAAAGGCAACCGGTACGACTGCTGCAACACTTCTTTTTCTTCTGTAGCCTCTAGAAACGCGTTAGGGTCTGCGCCTTGAAAGCCCATGATGGCTTGATCGTCATCCCCGGTAAATACTTGTACCTTGGTTTTCCGCAGTACATCGACCATGGACCACTGAAGGGTGGATAAGTCTTGTGCCTCATCGACAAACAACGCCTCGATGTCAGGACACTGGTCTTCCTTAACGAAGTTATCAATCATGTCAGTAAAATCTAGCTTGCCGTGAACCTTTTTATAGCTTTCATACGTATCTACTAATCGCTTTAGCTCCGGCCAATGTAAGTTGTAATTGTTAGCCTCACGAAACGTCTGCTCCAGGCTTTGACACTTGCTCCTCGATAGATGGTGTAGCCCCAAGTAGGTGTCACCCACCGATGTGCCTAGCTTATCAAAGTCACTTTCGACCTCGTTTTCTTTCTTAAAAGCAAAAGGAACGCTGACCGCATCCCCGATAGCCTTTAAATCTGAGCCTCGAATAACGTCCGATGTCTTATATCCGCCAGCGCGGAACGCCATGGAGTGCAGGGTTTGGAAGTAAGGCAGTGAATCTGTTGGTACGTTCCAATCGTTTGACACACGCTCCCTTGATTCTTGTGCCGCCTTTCTAGTAAACGAAACACAAGCTATCTGCTCAGGAGCAATACCCTCTTTGATATAGCCTTGTATCAAATTGCTGTTGGTTTGAGTCTTGCCACAGCCCGGAGGACCTAATATTGTTTTAATCAAAATGGAACCTCATCTTCAAAATCAACAGGAGGTAGGTCTACCTCCCCCCGTATTATCTCCGGAATAAACCACACTCGAACCTTTTTCCATTGGTCACGATTGTCTTTGAACCGGTACTCTTTATCCGCGCGCTCTTCTGTGGACATTTCTTTTAGTCTCTCAGTAATCTGACCGCGTGTGTAATTCGTAAAACTCTTTCGCTTTAAAAAATCTTGCAAAGCACTTAACTTGAAATAGGTTACACCGTCCTCGGTCCATGGCTTGCCTGACAACAGTTCCTCTGGCGATTGAGCCTGTAACCTGGAGGTACAGAACATTTCTAACAACTCGTTAAACTGACCTTTGCGCGTAAGTTCTTCTGGCACTTCGATGCGCGTAGCACTCGACAATAAGTTATCAATCATGTCACGCCAATCCGAGTCTTTCATCCGCGATGGCATTTTGTACATCTGCTCCATGGCAGCACGTTGGAATTCTTGTGGCATCTGCAACTGCTTGGTCGATAGCTCTAACCGATGACCGTCGCAATCTAGAAACCAGACCGGTGGCTCTGACTCCACCACCGTTAAACCACCGATGCTCGGAAACGATTGATTGCTCCCCACGCCATACTTTCTCGAACGACATAACGACCGGTTGCAATGCGATAACAAGGGCTCTTGTTTACAGGTGTAGTAGTATTCTTTACCTTTCTCTAATTGTTCTTGGATCGTAACGATCTCGCGCGCCGGCAATGGCGGAGTGCAGTGCTGTTGGTTGTGGTTCTCTAAGTCTTGCTTCCAAGCGTCACCCTCCGGGCTTACCTGCCGATAGTACACCGCGCAGTTAAACAATACCGTGTTGCGCCCACCCTCTGGTATGCCGAACTCTGTCATCTGCTGTAAACACGGCGGTCCATCTGGTAGGGCTTTGTCATCACTGCCGATAGTAAAGTCATGTAATTCTTTTGGAGTTAGTCTGGATGTCCAAGCCAAGTCTAAAAACTCTTGTAATGTCAGGCTGTCTGCGTTCTCATCTAAAGCGTATCGTGTTGTGTACTCAGCATTTTGATAAGGTAAGTTTATCCATGAACCGAGATCTCCGCGTTCAGCTTTGACTGAATCCTGTTTAGGAAACAATTCGCACGAACCAAAGCCCAGTGCCGATGCCATCTCTGCCAACTTATCACGGACCTCAGCCGCCGATACAAACTCAGTTAAAAACAAATACAAGTGCGCGCCCCCAGACTTACTTCGACACATCACAAGAGGCAGGTCTAACCTGGTGACTTTCTTACGTAGCATCACCAAGTCTAAGTTGTAGTCATCGATATCAAGCGCAGCAAACTGGCACAGGTTGTCCTCTC